GAACGCAGGATTGTCACTCCAAGCAACTGTTGTAGACAAGTCACTATTGACTGTTTTAATCTTTAAACCCTTAAACAGACCCTGCACACTCGGCATCTGAGTAAATTCACCAACATCAAATTTACAAGCAATCAGTGATGTAAAAGGATAGATAAGTTTTTCATGCCAAGTAACATCTGCAGAAACAAATTGGACATCACCTTTTGCCCATTGATGACTGTAGATATTTGCGCCTCCTTTGCCTGACTTTGGTTCGGGAATATCTCCCTTGTCTAGACGAGTAACCTTAACTGAAATGGGTATAGGTCTGCCTTCAATATCGATAGGATCAATATCAATAAGTTGTTGGGATTTTAAAGGACCATTGTCATCGATAGTGGCTTGATGGAAGATATTTCCATTCCCATCAAAGATCTCGTATTTCCACTTAAGATATTCCTCGGCTTCATCAGGTTGCTTTGTCTCTTTTGTATCATCATCATATGCCTTGTACTTAGTCTCAGGTGCTCCTCCTTTCTTTGGAGACTTTTGCAGAAGCATATAACTTGGACCACGAAGAATACGTAGCCGTAGTTCATCCGCGTTTGCTTGGTTGAATGAGCGAATTACAGTTACATCAGGTTGATTCTCTTCGGACTTACCAAGAGTTGCTCCAACAGATAAGTGAAATCCAGCTGACTTGATAGATTTAATAACATCGCTAGTCTGTGATCCGTCAGTTAACTCAATATCCGAGTTATCAAGAGATGTACCAGTTAGCTGAAGGCCATTGAAATATAAATCCTTCTTCTTACTACCTGTTGCGAGACCCTCAATTGGACCCTCAGAAACGATCTGCAACAGATAACCTGCCTCGTCTTCAGAATCAGTCTGTACATAAGAAGAGATTACAGGCATATTGGCGACCAAGAATTCACCGTATAACAGAGGCAACACAGATCCACGATTTGAAGTTCCCTTCATTCCGCCGAAGACAGCATCGTTAGCCTCTGAGCCCTCTTGCTTACCGTCTTCAGGCGCACCCGGAGCAAATAGACCTGCTATCCCTGTAAATATCAATGCAAAACCCAGACTCATAATGGCCGTCTGGAGACCAGCAGAAATAGTACCGGCGGTTGCTGAAAAAGTAACGCCAAGCACACCCATCGAAAGGGCTACAAGGAGTACACCAACTAGGATTAGTCCAATACTTTTGAACAAACTCATTGCACCTGTGATAACAGGTACAAGAGAAAAGGAGCTACAACCTAATCCAAGTTCTTCGTAAGAGTTATTGGAACTATGCGAGGTAATGATCTGAAAAAATATACCAAGTTCATGCGCTGATGTTAGGAATTCACGAAAGCCTGGAATCAGCTGACAGAGGGCTCTAATCGCCTCTTTAGGATTAGATACTGCAAGCTTGTGGTTACGCCCAAAACGCTTCCCGGCCACACCTTCTAGCTTGATATCCATCATCAGTTCAGTACCTTCTCAAAAACTTGTAAACCGTTATCGGCAGACCACACTTCAAGACGATCAGCTTCGACAACATAAACGTATGACGTTAGTTCCATATTCGCAGCAACTACAAGATCGTGTTCGCTAAACCCCTCGTTGCCTATGGGATGGGAATGAAAGATAGTCTCTGGTCTGTATTGTAGATAAGTTTCCGCATCAATTAAAAACGACTCCTCTGGGTTCTGAGAGGTATTTCTAACTCGTATAGCCTTACCTTCGCAGACAACACCGCAAGCCTCTTCAGGGAGTGCCTGAACGCTTAGCTGAGCGATCTTACGATGTAATCTCTTAGACATCTTTAGTTCTGCGCTGTAGGGAAGCCCCCAAAACGGAGATTGTTATTAGCACCAAAGTGTTGCTTGCAAGCTTCAAGTGTTTTAGCGCATCCATCAGATTCCCCTGCGGTGGGGACATTAGAGCCGTCGTACTGACAATCTGGTCCTCTATATGTGAAGGGACAATAGTTCGGATACATACGACGCCTAGGAATAGACAAGCCCTCTATATCGAAGACAGAAGCCAATTGGTAGTTAACACCAAGCTTTGTCTCTTGCTCTTTACGGTTGAAGTACCAAATTTCAGGTGTGAAGTGAGCTTCAGCTGCATTAGACGGCGTATTTTGGGAGGTAGAGCCGATCTTAAAAAGATATTTCTTATAAGTCCTAATGCGTACAAGCCTAAAACCAATCAGATCATCGTAGTCACGGGATAGATCTGTCATACCACCATCTATGTTCCCGATAAAAAGTTTAGGCGTGGGCAACTTATTGCTACCAGTAATCTCTACGCCACCAAAAGCAATCGGAACTGGCTTATATGTTCGCGTGTTGCCGTCCTTATTTACGTACTGAACTGTCTGCCCACCTGATTGCTCAGGGCTGACAAGGTACAACGTCGAAAACCCTGATGATTGGAAAGCAGTATCTCCATCAATAGTAAAAAGGTCTATAAGCGCATCTTCTTTGAGTTGCTCAACATTCTTAAAAACAAGCTCTTTGCTATCCATTAGTCAATATTGGCCTCGATAAGAGAAAACTGAAAGACTTCTACAGTCGGATTATTAGTAGTGATATTAGGGTTGGTCGTACCTGCAACTAAAAACTGCCGTGAGTACGAGTTGTCTTTTAAACGGTAGCGACGTGGTACTTGACTGAATGGCGTCAATGTCATAAGAAAATAATCACCAACCGCGACATCGTCTAAAGCATTTCGCAGAACAAGCGCATCGGTAGACCCCAGTGGTCTTGTCGTAATGTCGTACTCACTCATACGGGTATTTACCCCGTCAGCAGAGATCTGCTCATAGCCATCACCAAAGCTAAATTTACGTACCCTGTGTGTACGTTTCTCCTGGACATTAGAAACTAAGTCCAGGGCAAGATTAACGTCGGCCATTGTGTAATAGTCCGCCTGAGCGCCTTTCTTCCATGATGACCCGTTTTACCGCACCATCGATGGCCTTGCCTAATTTGCCTGCTTGATCACCTGTTGTAGTGGATTCTGCATTACCACTTTGATCAACATTGACTGTGATATTCGTATTGGTATCACCACCCATCTTGCCTTTCTTACCGAAGTCGACAGGGATTGCCTTGCCGTTTGGAAGAGGAACAACAGCTTCGTTCATTCCACCTTCGCCAATGAGAGCTTGGGTAGGCCCGGTAACAACCCCGCCTTTCGCAAGTTTTAAACCAAAGTTGGGTCCAAGAGTGCCAAATTTCTCCATTCCGAACATGCCGGACTGAGCTGCGCCGCCTTGAAGGTTTCCTTGGCCCATGCCAACACCACCAGGCATTGAGCCACCACCAAACAGACCTAAGAGTGACTTCAGCACCATCATCTTGATCATGTCCGCAATGATCTTGGTAGCCATCTGCATGAAACTGTCAGCAATACCCTTGAACATGTTTCCAAGCACATCTTGGACAGACGCTGCACCAGAGAGGATGTCAGCAAAACCTTGAGTAAAGGCTGTACTGATCGCTTGACCAACCCCAGAAGAAATTTCACCGAGCCGTTCAAAGCGTTGGATCATTCCATCCATTTCCGCTTGGCGTTCTGCATCGAAAAGCTTTTGTTCAGAAAATGCCTGGAATTGCTCTAGTGCATCTCCGGTAAGAGGACCACCAACACGCTGCTCTTCCTCTAGCCGCCTCTGTTCAATCTCAGACTCAGCGCCTATTCGATTCTGGGCAAATAGATCCACTGTTTGACCTTGGCCCATACGCGCATTGCCTTGCAAGAGCGATTTACTAGTAGACAAACCACTACTATCAATATCAGCACTAAGCGCTCTAACAGCGGCAATGTTCTGCTCAATCTCAAGTGCTTCTTTACGCTTGGTTAATTCAGCGTCAAATCCGCTTAAGGTATCTTCTACGTATTGCTCAGCCTGCGTAATTATCTTTGCTTTTTCATCCGCACTCACTTTCTCTAATGCATTTGTCTTTTCAATAAATTGAGCAAGCTCTCGTTGTGCAATAACCCTACGTGCCTCTATATCGCCAACGATTTCAGCCTGCTCAATATTATTACCAGCCTTAATTGCAATTGCTAACTGCTTAGCCTTAATAATCGCGTCTTCGTATTGCTCTACAGCCGCTTTAGGTACAAGCTGTGCAACTGCAGCCTTCAGCGTTCTGTCATTAGCGATGGCAGATAAGCGAGCTTGTGAGTCTTGAATACTGACAAGAACTTCTTCTACCTCTCGCTTGGCTCCTTCAATACCAGAGATATCAGGTGGAGTGAAGTTTTGGTTAACAGCAGCCTTAAGTGCAGAATCATTGGGTTTTCCCATTGCAGAAGCTGCAGTGGGATTCATCAAGTGCAGAATTTTATTTTTACTGCCCTTCATTGTTGCCATATGACCTGCAGCGCCTTGTTGTTGCGCTGATGGTGCCGTTGCACCAGGAATTGGAGTGCCCTCTGGAACAGCAATATCCACGGCAAACACACCCTTGGCAACACGCTTACCGTGTTCTGCCATTTCCGCCTTGATTAGGTCAGTAAGAACATCGGGATCTGTAATTGATTTGACATCTCTATTGATATTCGACAGATTGATATATTCAACACCAAGACTTTGCCAAGCTTTAATCAGATTTCGTGCATCCTGAATAACAGTTGCTGAATTACCACCGCGAATATCGATGTGCGGACCAGTACTTCTACCCGTATTTCCTACCCTTGCTGAACCAGCCATAGCTGCTGGCAACTCTTTACCTGCCTTCGCAGCATCTTCGGTAGCAGAGGTCTTTCTTTGGAGTTGAATCTGGTCGTATACCGCCTTGACGTAGTCAGCAGACTCTTTATCAATCTTGGCTCCCTGCTTACGAAGTTCTAAGACCTTTTGACCGATCTGGAATTTATAATTCTCAATTTCATTCTCTAGTCTTTGAATGGCAAGAACACGCTCCTGACGTTGTGAATCTGCATCGGCCTCTGCTTCGTTCCTACTCCGGGCGTACTCAAGGAGTCCAGACAGTGCAGCAGCAGACGCGCCTTCTTCACCATCAATTAGCTTCCTATTGCGATTCTCTATAAGCAGAATTCGCTCTTGCTCTACCGAGCGAGCTAGCTCAATTTGCTTTGTTGCAAGCTCTTGCTCAGCATTAAACCGATCCTGTGTAACTTGACGCTGAAGGGCAAGCTGAGCTTTTGCTAAACGTTCGTTCAGCTTTCCGAGTTGATTAGACCTAGTCTCTACTTCTTGCTTAAGATTCTCTCTGTCATTAATCTCCTTGATCTTTGCAGCGAAGTCTAGATACTCTTTTTCAGCTGCCTTTTTCTCAGCCGTTGCATTCTTAAGACGAGTGCTATCACGTCGTGCTCCTCCAGCAGGATCGAATATAAATGCTTGAACGAAATTAGCAGTTGCAGCTTCTTCCTTAAGCTTTTTGACACTGGCTTGGAGCTTATCAACTTTTGCAGCTGCCTTGATCCAATCAGCTTTTGCTGCTGCAGATGCCGCACGGATAATAGAAAGCTCTAAATCTCTCTGAGCAAGTTGTGCGTCAGTTGCATTATCAGTTAGGTTTGCAAGCTCTCCAGAGAGCGCCTCATAAGCTTTCTTTGCTCTATCACTAGCGGCTTGTTTCTGTTGTTGACGATTATAATCTCCAAAAGCTTTTACTGCTAATGCAATCGTCCCAACAATAAGTGCAAGTTTGATATTAAATATAAGAGCAGCCTTTCCAGCCTTTGTAAGACCTGCTGTTAGAAAATTACTTGCTACGGAAGTCTTAGCGATCCCCGCACTAGCAGTAGTTGCAGATACAGAAACCTTCTGCAGTGATACTGCTAAAGCCTCTGCCGCAGGAACAGCTGCACCTAATCTGGCTGCAAAAACTCCTACAGCTTGACCTGCAGCTGCAAACACAGTCGCAACAAACCCAGCAAGTTTGGCAATTGCTACTTTGATTACTGCAACAGCTGTTGTAATTGCCTTTGTAATTGCTCCCCATGATGCAACTAACGCACCAGCTACAAGGGCAAGCTTTGCAATTGCTGTAACACCCAATGCATCAAGAAGCTTGAATTGAGCTCCTAGTTCTGCAAAGAACCCAACAAGAGGCAACTCAAGGAAGCCAGCGTATGTTTTGAGTAAATTTTCAACAGCGGGGACTAGAAAATTAACAACCGCTAAAAGAGCTTCAAAAGTACTTGCTAAAGATTTGAAGATGCCAACGTTTAGACCTACAAAAGCTGACCCCAGTGCAGCTATTCCCCGCCCAATCTTTTTGAGAATA